AAACCCTTGGTGAGGGGGCGCACCTTGATGGCGACTGTGCCCACGAGCTTGAGGTCAGCCAATTGGGAAGCCCTTCTTTCTGAAGAAGTCGAAGTTGTCCTTGTACTCCCCGTCGTCCTTCGCGGGCTGGCTGTCCTCCTTCTTCCAGGAGGCCGGCCCGACAATCGGGAACTCGGGGGGTTTCTCGGACCACTGGCCGGTGGCGGCAGTGTTGGTGTTGATGGCGTTGATGATCGCCGCGCTCAGCTGGCGGTCGGTGGTCCAGATCCGGCGGTCCATGATCGCCTCCACGCGGGGATCCCGCGCCGGGGTCATGGCATCCAGCTCGTCAAGGTGGTCGGCCGCGACGGCGGCGTAGTAGCGGGAGCCCTCGGGGAGGTTCCGGACCATGGCGAGAATGATGGGGATAGAGGAATAGACCTCGCCAGCAATAAAGCTGACGAGGTCAAAGTCCCAGAACTCCTTGAGATCCAGGTAGATCTCCTCGCCGTGCTGGTCGATTAGCTCTCCGAGGGCGAGGCTTCCCCCAAGTTGGTCTTCTCGGAGTAGGCGTTGAAGATGAACAGCCACATGCCGAGGTCCTCGGTGCCGGCCCACTTCCTCAGCGCGGCGTGGTCGCCCTTGCTGCGCTCGGCGGCCTGGAGGGCCTCGGAGAGGACCTCGATCAGCAGCTGGGGCTGGTCGACATCGCTGTCCTCGGGGAGCGCCTCAAGGCGCTTCTGGAGGTCCAGGGCCTCGGCCACGGCGCGCCGCTTGGCCTTCGGGAGGCGGAACAGGGGGTGGAAGCCAAGGACCTTCCCTTCCTCGGCTTCGATTTCAAAATCTGGGTACTTGGCGGCTGCGCCTGCGCGCAGGTCGTCCAGCGAAAGTGCGGACATTGCGGACTCCTAATTCAGGGGATTTTGCGGACGAAAATGAGGGGGGGCCTGCGAGGCCGGGGTCCGCACCCGGCCCCGCAGGGGTTGGTTGCTACGGCGCTGCGACGGTCACGGTCGGCGTGGACGTGTAGCCCGAGCCGCCGGCGGTGACGTTGATTGCGGTAACCACACCGCCGGAGACGGTGGCCGTGGCCGCCGCGCCTGTTCCGGCGCCACCGGAGAAGGTGACCGAGGGGACGGAGGTGTAGCCGGAACCACCGGAGACCACCGTCACCGCGGAAACGGCGTTGGATGTCACGGTGGCCGTTGCGGTGGCGGTGGAGAGGATGACCGCGGGGGCCACCCATTCGATCGCCCAGTCGTTGGCGCTGTAGTTAAGCGGGGTGACCTTGAGGGACAGCTGCGCCAGGTTCTCGGTGTCCGAAATCGACAGGTCGTCGTTGCGGATGATGGACACCTTGGGGGCGTAGATGGCTGCCGTGGTCTGGCCGTCGTAGAACACGACGAGCCAGGCAACTTCGGTCGGGAGCGGGTTGGACGGGACCTTGACGGAGGTTCCCGAAACCGAGGCGTTCGAGCCGTAGTAGAGCTTGAGGCCGTCGGTGTCGAACTGAAGCAGGTTCATGACGAACGCTTCGGTGCGGGCCGCGACGGTCTGGCGGAGGGTTGCGTTCTGCAGGGAGCGCAGCGTGGTGGTCTCGCCGCCTTCCGAGCTGGCGGACAGAATGTCCTGCACGGAGGTGTGGCCGATTTCGGTCCAGGAACCGCCGGGGTTGCGCAGGTCGGACGGCTTTGCGGTGCCGACGGGTGCCGTGTAGAAGTGGCCGGTGCCGACCTTCAGCACGGCAGTGTTGTCGATTGCCATGAGAGTTTGTCTCCTTGAAGGGGCTCCAGCCCCAAAGAAAAAGCCCTGGCCTTACGGGCCGGGCTTGAATCGGTTTGTGATCGTGTCTTGGGCAGGAGGCCTGATGAGGACGCGCACGATTTGCTCTACGCGACATGCATTTTTTGGCAGGCTTGCGTACTGCACCACTGACGTTGAGGTCTGCCAGTCGGAGACCTTGGACGGGTGGGTTGAGATCTGCAGCTCCGCGATGGATCCGCAGCCAGGGATGGATACCTGCATCTGGTGCGCCTGACGCAGCGCATAGCGGCACATCTCCGCCAGCTCCTCACCCTCTTCGTCAGCGTCGATGCCTGAGGTGATGCAGCTGACCATGACAATGGCCGGCTGCATGAACCTGTCGTCGTTGGAGCTCAGGGCGAGCGTTCCTGAGCGCCGCTCGCGCCTGGCGACAATCGCCGGCGTCTGCATGTTCTCGGAGAATGTGGTGTAGATATGGACATCCTGGCCTGCGAAGAACTGTGTGAAGACTTCGCGGAACAGCTCATCGACGGAGCCGAAATACGGGGTGTCGTGAATGCGCTTCATCACCTGTTGCCGCCATACCTGCGGGCCGCGGCATTCATGGTCCGCTGCAGAATGTGCAGGCCGTCGTGGTGCCTGGGCGTCTTCAGCGGCTTGCCGCCGAAGCCCGTGGTCTGGGTCCACCCGAACTCGATGGAGGCCGCGGAGCGGTCTTCTCCCAGCATGCCGCCGGGGTCTGAATCCCTGAGCGCGACATAGGCGTCCAGTTCGGTAACCGGCGGCGCCACTACCTCGATGTGCGCAGCGCCCGTCAGGCGGTGCTGGCCCAGCCGGGCGGCGGCCTCACGGCCCATGCCCACGGCCTTGCCGTAGACGGCCGCCCGGGTCGCGCCCAGGTGGGAGACGGTATGCTCCACGGAGCCCTTGCCGTGCAGCGGTGCCAGGCCGCCGTCGGGGCGGAGCCACAGGATGGTGTGATCTGCCATTACAGGTCCTCCACCAGTCGGTTGCGGGAACGGATGATGAACTCGACGTGCTGCGTATTCCGGGACACTCCGGGGGTGAAGCGCGGCGGGACCGCAAGGTCCCACTCCTCACCGCGGAAAACGATCCGGGCCCAGGAGCCCACGGGGGCCTCCCTGGTAATGCAGCGCATGGTCTTGACCGACACCTGGCCGGGCAGTTCCGCGTCGCCCTGCCGCTGTGCGGAGGTGGTTACGCGGATCTCGACGCCTTCCTCGGACGCCATGCGGATCTCATCGCCGCGGGCGTTGATGAGTAGCACCTCGGGATAAACCGTCATGGTCTCCCGGCCTGCATCAAGCAGGCGCGAGCGGCCCATCAGAAGTATCCAAAGAACGTCGGGTTGTCGAGGGTCCTGCCGAGCGGCTCGCCGCAGTCATTAGTACTGCGGGGGACTGGGCGGTCGCAGTTGGACAGTCCGACCGAGCGGACGTTGCCCTTGCGGCCGAGCGCCTTGATGATCGTGATCTCGTGGGGCGTCAGATTGGCGCCGGAGACATACTCCTTGCTGCGGTTGAACGTGACCATATCGCCGCGTTCCATGTCGTAGCCGGAGGGGTTCAAATAGCCCCGGGCAGCCGCCGCCACCGCAATGGTGACGGCGACCGCTGGGGCTGTCGCGGCAGTCCAGGACTGCTGTGAATAGAACCTGATCTGCTCGGAGGCCTCGTCCAGGACGCTCTCGGCCAGCTTCACATCGTCGACGGTTTCGATCGGCTCGCCAATGCGGGCCGCTACCTGGGCAACTGTTGCTAGTGCTGGCACGAGCTACTCCTACGGGGCCGAGAAGGTGACGGTCGGGGTGCCGGTGTAACCGGAGCCCGCAGCCGTAACGGTGACGGCGGTGACCTGGCCGTTGACCACAGTGGCCGTGGCGGTGGCACCAGTGCCCGAGCCACCGGAGATGGTGACGGTCGGAGCGGAGGTGTAGCCGAAGCCGGGAGCCGTGATGGTGATGGAACCGACCGTAGACCCGCTCTTGACGACGGTGCCCGTCGCAGTAGCCTTGGCGCCCGGGTAGTTGCCACCCAGCGGCCAGGGCTCGCCCATGACGTCGGTCGGGGTGACGGACTGCAGGTGGTAGACCTTGTCCAGGAAGGAGCCGGAGGCACCGCCGGGGGTGTCCGTGCCGCCGTCGCCGGGTTCCTTGGCGCTGACGGAGCTGGTGTTCAGCACGATCCGGACACCACGGACGAAGTAGCGCTCGTCGGAGATGATGTCGTTGGAGCGGCCGTCGAATACCTGCAGGTAGTCCTTGACGTAGGAGTAGCCGGAGTAGCAATCCAGCACGCTCCTGTCCGTCAGGTACGCGGTGTCATAGTCCATCATCCAACGCAATGCCCATCCACCTGCGGAAGCCTTTGCGCCGAACGGCACGGAGCGCGGGATGGAGGGGGTGCCGGTGTAGACGATGAACGCGCTGGAGGCGTACATGTAGGCCTCGTCGGCGGGGATGTGGGTGGAGGAGATGAACTTCACGCCGGCGATGGTGCCGAGCGTAGCCGTGGTCAGGGCGTCGTCGCCGCGGCCCTGGTCCTTGAGGAAGCGGTTGTCCTTCAGGAGCTGCTCTTCGAAGTCCAGGCCGATGAGGCCGACCAGGTTGTCCTC